AAATATAATAGATAAAGAATATAGGGATGCCTTTGCAAGGTGGATTCAATACAAAAAGGAAATAAAGGATATGTATAAATCAGAATTAAGTTTAAAGACGTTAGCAACCAAAATAATGAACAACGTATCAGCAAAGCAATTTGATGAGGTTGTTGATATATCAATTAGCAATGGATGGAAGGGATTGTTTTTTGATAAAGTAAAAAAAGATTTACCTTCGAACAAACCTAAAATAGCAACACTCGATGATTAACCAAGAACTAATAGGGATATTTTTAGTATACCCAAGCACACACGTTCACCTTTCCAAACTTAACCCTATATGGTTACAGGGTAAGGATAGGGATATTATTGAACGTATGCGAGAGATGTATATTACCAATGAGCCAATCAACTTACCATCGGTAGGTATGCAGTTTAAAGAGCATATCCAATACATTGCTCAAAGTCCTAACTTGGTTAGTACAGATAGCCACATTGAAAAGATAATCACATCACTTGAGATTGACTATAAAACTAAACAGTTAAGGAATGCACTTGCTAACTTCAATATGAACCAAGACTTACCAGACATCATAACCAACCTTAATAACCTAACTCAACAAGCACAACTATCCATCCATAAGACAAGCGACTTTATGACAACGATAGCCGGTAAGGTTGTCGATGAGATTGAGGATAGTGTTAAGAGGGGTGAGGTGAGAATGGGTATGCCTACTGGATGGAAGTACCTTGATAAGTACTTGGGTGGGTGGAACAAAGGAAACGTGGTTATACTTGCCGGTAGACCTGGTTCGGGTAAGACGGCTATGGCTATGAACTTAAGCATAGAGGCAAGTCAGTTTGGCAATGTGTTGTTCTTTTCTTTGGAGATGAGCAAGGAGGAGTTAGCCAAGAGATTCCTTGCAACGATGGGTGAGATACATAACTACAAGATACGAAACTCAAAGGTGACTGTTGATGACCTTGAACGAATGGCAAGAGTAGTTAACTCATTCAATGGTGACTTGTCGGTTGATGATGATGCCACAATGACCATTTACGACTTAATAGGAAAGGCACGTTTACACAAAGCCAAGCAAGGATTGAACTTGGTTGTCATAGACTATATGCAACTACTCAAAGGAACTAAACAAAATAGAGAACAAGAGATTGCAGAGATAAGCCGTCAGTTAAAAATAATGGCAAAGGAGTTAGGCATTACAGTTATAGCATTAGCACAGTTATCAAGAAAGAGTGAGGAGAGAGCAGACAAGCGACCTTTACTTTCAGACTTAAGGGAGTCGGGTGCAATAGAGCAAGATGCTGATGTAGTAATGTTTCCCTTTCGACCGGCATACTATGAGGAGGATAAACCAGAGTTAGAGTTGGATGCAGAGTTAATCATTAGAAAAAACCGACACGGAGAATGTGCAACTATACCTTGCACGTTTGAGGGTAAGTACACAAGATATAAAGAGGCATTATGAGGCACGGAAGTTTATTTAGTGGTATAGGTGGCTTTGATCTTGCTGCCGAATGGATGGGTTGGGAGAACGTATTCCACTGCGAGTGGATGGAATTTCCACGCAAAGTATTAGAATATCATTTCCCTAATGCTGATAGTTTAATTGATATATGTAAAACTGATTTTAAAAAATATGCAAACAAAATTGACATTTTCACAGGAGGATTCCCATGCCAACCATTCTCAATGGCTGGAAAAAGAAAAGGAACAAAAGACGAACGCTATCTATGGGGAGAGATGCTTAGAGCAATACAAGAAATTAAACCCAAATATGTCATTGCAGAAAATGTCTTTGGTATCACGAATATTGACGGCGGAATGGTTTTCGAACAGGTGTGCATTGACTTGGAAGCTGAAGGGTACGAAGTTCAAGCGTTTATTATTCCAGCTGCAGCCAAAAACGCACCGCATAGACGAGACAGATGCTGGTTTGTTGGAATCAAAAATGCTACCGACAATATGTCCAGGGACACACGGAAGGGGTGGGATTCCTCACAAGGGTGTAGTGAATGCTCTATTGTCAGGGGAAAAGCCAAAAGTACAAGAATTGTTAGTGGACAGAGTTTTTGCAATAGAATTAAAGAAACAAGGTGTGAATCATGTGGAAACATTCAGAAATTTTCAAATTCCACAAATGCTACCGACACCAACAGCAATGGACTCAACAAATGCGACAGCAACGATGAAATCAACACAAGTCAAGGAGGGGAGTATGCACAGCGTGACATTGAACAGAGCGATGGCAATGGGGATGCTACCGACACCACAAGCACAGGAAGGGGACAAGATAACAGGATTAGAAAATCAAGATTCAATGACAAAAAGAGTTCGACAAATGACTGGTCAAACTTCCCAACTCAATCCCCGATTTGTGGCGGAGATGATGGGCTTCCCACCGAATTGGACGGAATTACCTTTTCAAAGTGGAGATCAGAAAGCATCAAAGGATACGGAAACGCAATAGTGCCACAAGTAGCATACGAAATATTTAAACAACTATGAACTACGAATATGAATACATCAAACTAAAAAGCCAATTAGCAAGGCAGAAGGTGTCACACCGCAACAAGGTACTATCCCTTGAAAAGGAGATTGAACGATTAAGAAACCAGATTGCTAAACCATTTAAGCCAAAGATGGCTAACGCTACATTAGAGCAGTTGTTGGACATAGTATGCAGTACAACTGGAGTGTTACCGATGGAGTTATGCTCAAGGTCACGCAAGAGGGAATATGTCATTGCCAGGCATTTGTTCTTTTACATTGCCTCAAGGCATTTAGGTTTACCATTGACCAAGATAGGGTTGTTCACTAACCGAGATCATTCAAGCGTCATACATGGCAAGGATACCTACCAAGACTTTTTGGACATGGGCTACCAACCTGAGTGCGATTACTACAACCAAACTATTGAGATGTTGGGAATATGTTGATAAGTACTACAATAATGTAATAAACTTTGAGTCATCAAAAAGGCGGACATCATAAAGGAACTCACGCAAGAGTCATGGCTGATGGAGTTTTGTGTCAAGATAGGTGGAGAGTTAGCCAACGACTTATATCAAGAATTGTTTGTTATACTATGCGAGAAGGACTCCGAATGGATAGAGAGCAAGTATGCCTCTGGTTATTGGGAGGGCATCGTTATCAGGATATGTTTAAACCAATTCTATGGCAAAAGAACAACCTTTGACAAGCACTTCAAACAACCCATTGGTTTATATGATACAGAGGATGTGCAGATACCTTACATTGAGGAGAAGTTATACAACGAGTACTTTTACCTATCGATTGAGCAAGTGGTTAAAAAATGTGACTGGTACGAAACAAGGATATGGCAACTATATTCCAAAGGTGACAAGGATAAGGGTATCAAGCCTCGTTCAGCCAGAAGCATATCAAGGGTAACCGAAATATCAAGACAAGAGATACTACGAGTAATAAACACAATAAAACAAAAAGCAAATGATCACTTTACTACAAATTATCGGCATATCGTTCTTGGCGATACTGTGGGTTAGGGAGATAGGATACCGGTTCGTTAAGCCATTGAGCTGCGAGTTATGTATGGCATTTTGGATGAGTGCCTTTTGGTTTCATTCAATAGAGGGCATACTTTATGCATCGGTATCTGGACTTATAGCAACACTTTTAAATAAATATATATGACACAAGAAGAAGCAAAATACATCATTGATGTGGTTAAACCTTTATTCCTTAAATGGAAAAAAGAACAAGTACTCCGTATGCCACCAGAGGTAAACGTTGAGTTTCGCAAAATCTATCTCAAGGAGAATGGAAGACCATTACCCACTTGTTCAAGTTGTGTAGTAGATGGTATGCTCTCTATGGTTATTAGAGCAGAAGCTCAGTACCAACCTATCAAAGCAACAGAGATTGAAATAACAACCGATGCACCTATCAGCAAAAAGAGAAGCACAAAAGTTCGTAAGTAAGTATTGCCAATCGGGTAAGGTACTTGACATTGGCTCAATGGATGTCAATGGATGCCTTAAGGATTTGTTTGATGGGTACGACTATACCGGTATGGATATGGCAGAGGGTAAGAACGTTGATGTAATAGGTACAAGCCACGACATACCTTTTGAGGACAACACCTTTGATGTGATAGTATCAACCTCATGCTTTGAGCATGACGATATGTTTTGGGTATCGTTCTTGGAGATGTGCAGAGTACTTAAGCCAGGAGGTAAGATGTATATCAATGCACCATCAAACGGACCAGAGCATAGGTTTCCGGTTGACAACTGGAGGTTCTATCAAGACTCTTGGAAGGCACTTGAGAAGTGGGGCAGACGCAACAAACAAAAGGTTGTACTTTTAGACTCATACATTGCAACACCTAACAACGATGGAGGCTTTGCTTGGAAGGATAGCATAGGCATATATGAAAAAGCATACTAAAATATATCTGAAGGAGATGGGCTTTGACACAACCGATTGGATGCCATGTGAACTATGTGGAAGCACCGGTCAGGATATACACCACATCGAGGCACGAGGTATGGGTGGCAGCAATACAAAGGACACGATTGAAAACCTAATGCTACTATGCAGAACTTGTCACGTTGAGTATGGTGATAAGAAGCAATACAAAGGACTATTACAAGCAACTCACATTGCATATATGAATAGGATAAAAACAAAGTGAAATGAACAAAAACAAAGCAATAGAATTAAATGATTTTGCCAAAGAACTTGCAAATAGGTATTCGCGAAAAGATAGAGAAGGTAACTACAATCAAGAAACTTTTAACATATATAAAATAATACCTACAAGTGAAGATACTGCATCAATTATTATGCAAAAGAATACAGGCAAAAGAGCATTGTTGTTTTGTTATTATATAAATAGAGGTATGTCAAAAGGTTGGAAATATTTTGTTCCAACTGATTCTCATTTTATGGGTATGAGAGCAAGTGAACTACATAAATTTCAAATTGAAGAATATAATTTTGACAAAAACCTGTGAGCAATCTGTGAATATTTATGGCAAACGAACAAAATCTCAAACCATTTAAGAAAGGCGAAGATGAACGCAGATGGATGGAGGGCAGACCTAAAAAGTTCACCACTCTAATGAAAGAGGAAGGCTATAAACTTTCAGAGGTCAACGACTCTATCCAAGCAATAATGGCTATGGATGAAAAGACTATTAAGGAGGTTCTCAAAAACGAAGAAGCGACTATGCTTGAAAAGACAGTTGCAAGGGCTATCATTAAATCATACGAGAAGGGTTCACTTTATTCAATGGATACTTTATTGAGTAGGGTATTCGGCAAACCAAAGGAGACGGTAGACGCAACGGTTGAGGCAAAGGTCATCAACGTAACATTAAACATAGATAAACCAAACTAATATGGAAGAAACAATTTATTTAGGAAACGGCTGGGAGGACCAGTATGGAACAAACATCTCAATCAACCTTGAGAAGTTAGAACAAGCAATCAGAAGTGGCAAGTTAGAGAAGAACTCTTACGGGGACATTCGCTTAAGGGTGGGCAAACTAAAGAGCCAAAACGAAAAGAGCAAGGCAACCCATTGGGTGGCAGTGCCTAAACCAAAGAACGATTTACCATTTTGAGGGTATTAGTTTTATTTGATGGCATCACGGGTGTAGGGTTTCACAGACTCTACACTCCTTATGCTCGGTTGCAAGTTGATGAGGGCATCACAGTTGATGTGTCAATGAGGCAATCCGAATGGGGCGACCTTGAGTATCAAAAGTATGACTGTGTCATATTCAATCGGTGGTTAGGCAATCTACAATACAACATACTACCTATACTTGCCAAGCACAAGATACCATACATAGTTGATTTAGACGACTATTGGGTATTACCAAAGCATAACCCAGCATACAAGTTCTATCGGGCATATATTAAGAACGGCATCAAGGATGCTTTACACTATGCCGATGGGGTTAGCGTTACCACACCACAACTCTTGGAGAAGGCAAAGGAGTTCTATAAAGGAGATAACATTGAAGTCATTCCTAATGCACTCGATTTAAACCAAAGCCAATGGAAGGCAAACAAAGACCATACACCGACTATCGGTTGGGTTGGAGGGTTATCCCACACGGAAGACCTAAAACTCTTGGAGAATCAAATTAAATACGTTTGTGAGCGATATGGGTGGAGGTTCTTGATGTGTGGCTTTCACGAGAATACTAAAGAGTGGGCAATGATGGAGAAGTCAATCACCGGAGAGAGCAGAGCCAACAGACCTGAGTGGTTTCAGACTATTACCGGTACATCAGCAGATAAGTATGGTAGTGCCTATGCAGAGATAGACATAGCACTTGCACCATTAACCAAGTCGCACTTTAACAAGCACAAGAGTGAACTAAAAATAGTAGAGGCAGCAGCATACAAGTTGCCTATATTCGTGTCAGACGTTGAGCCATACACTAACCATAAGAGTAACTTAGGTGTATTCTTTGTAACCCAAAACGATTGGGCAAAGCCATTGAGTAGACTTATCGAGTCGGGAAAATGGAAGGAGGTAGGTGGTATCAACTATCGGTATTGCAATGAACACCATAACCTAAAAGAGATTAACAAAAAGAGATTAGACCTATTGCATAGGGTATGCAAAAGTACATCATCATAGCGTTATCAGCATTGATCATTGAGATATGCTCTACCTTCTACATAAGGAGTGTGGCTATTGGCGATGTACCTATGATGCTATTCTTTGCCGGTATCGGTCCATTCTTAGGGTTGCCATTCTTGGGGTATATGATAGAAGCGAAGAACTGGGGTGAACGTATCAAACAAGCCATAGCATTAAGCATAGGGTATATGATTGGTGTATTAATAGTTTTATACTTTATATGCAAATAAACTACGATAGACCATACCTCACCTCATACCAACAAGCCATCCTTGATAGCCCAGCACGTTACACGATAACGGCAGCATCAACCAAGACCGGTAAGACGGCAAGTCATATCATCTGGCTATTTGAACAAGCACTTAACCTTAACAACAATCAATCGGTATGGTGGGTTGCACCGGTATACCAACAAGCAGAGATTGCCTTTAGACGTATGAAGGCTCAAGTAAACATCAAGGACTTCTTTATATCCAATGAGAGCAAGTTAGTCTTAACCACTCCTATGGGTTCACGCATTGAGTTTAAGTCAGCAGAGAAGCCAGACAACCTATATGGCGAGGATGTGTACGCTGCCGTCTTTGATGAGGCGTCACGTTCACGAGAGGACAGTTGGTTTGCTCTACGTTCAACCTTAACTGCAACACAAGGCAAGTGTAAGTTGATAGGTAATGTCAAGGGTAAGAAGAATTGGTTCTATAAGTTGGGAGAGAGAGCCAAGTCGGGTGATCCAAACATGGAGTACTTTAAGATAACGGCTTACGATGCAGCGAAGGAAGGTATACTCAAGGTTGAGGAGATTGAACAAGCCAAGCGTGACCTACCCGATTACATATTTAGAGAGTTATACCTTGCCGAACCATCAGAGGACAACTCAAACCCTTTTGGGCATACTAACATCGATAACTGCATAACATCAATCAACGGAGTACCTACTTGCTATGGCATAGACCTTGCTAAGTATACGGATTGGACTGTTATCATAGGGCTTAATCAAGAGGGCAATGTAGCATACTTCGATAGGTTTCAAAAGGATTGGTCGCAGACGTTAGCAACCATAAAACAAACGATAGGCAACACACCAGCGTTCATTGACTCAACCGGTGTAGGAGATCCTATCGTTGAGCAACTACAAAGAGAGCATCCAAGAGTTAAGGGGTTTAAGTTTACCTCTCAATCAAAGCAACAACTCATTGAAGGGTTAGTTATGGCAGTGCAAGGTGGCAACATAGGTTTCCCAGATGGGGCTATTGCCGATGAGATGCGTAACTTTGAGTTTAACTATTCACGAACCGGAGTTAAGTATGAAGCACCTCAAGGGTTGCACGATGATTGTGTGATGAGCCTGGCTCTTGCATGGGATTGCAAACAACACAACAAACCAGGACTATTTTTATATGCGTGAATCAACCTTACAAGCAGAGTGTGTCAAGTGGTTTAGGTACCAATACCCTTTCCACGTTATCTTTGCCATACCTAATGGAGGCAACCGAGATATAAGACAAGCGGTGACCTTAAAGCGAGAGGGTGTGTTGAGTGGAGTAGCGGACCTATTCGTTATGAGTGCAAGTGGTGGATACAATGGACTATTCATAGAGATGAAGTTGCCTAAGACTAAACAAACAGAGAACCAAGTACTATTTCAAGCAAATGCAGAATCGAGAGGGTACAAGTATGTTGTATGTCGTACCTTTGAGGAGTTTCAAGAAACAATAATAGATTATGAACTGGGATGATATAACCATTGGCAAGTTACAAGCCATACAAGAGATTGACGATACGTTTAACCCTATCGAGAGAGCAGCACACATAGTTGCTATCATAAAGGGCATACCATACGAGGAGGTCCAGCAATGGACTATGAAGAAGCTCAAAGAGTTTGACCTATCGTTCTTAAGCGAGATGCCCAAGAGCAAGTTTACTTTCTCATTCAAACACAAGAACAGACGTTTCAAGTTGGTTGCCAATGCAAAGGAGATGAAAGCACATCACTTCATTGAGTTGCAAGAGGTAGCCAAAGAGGACATCATTGATAACCTTCATATCATCATAGCATTACTATCCTATCGAGTTAACTTCTGGGGTAAGCGTATTGAGGATGACTATGATTGGAAGGTGGAGAACTTCAAAGACCTTAAGGCAGTAGACTTCAATAACTATGCGCTTTTTTTTTCGGCTCTCTATCCGAAGTTGTTGGACGCTACCCTATCCTTTTTGGAGGAGAGGAGGGTGGAAATGGAGGAACTTTTGGATGGTTATCGCTCATCGACCGACTCGCTGGAGGCAAACGGACAGAGTGGGACTTAATCTTGGAGATGCCATTGGTGGAGTTCTTTAACACCTTAGCCTTTCACACCACTATCACAAAGGAACGCAACAAGCGATTGAACCAAGCAGCCAATAAAGGATTTGAAAGTTATGTTTGTGCTTGTTTAAATGAATTATTGTAAGTATATTTGTATATCCATTTTAATAGTTGGAACCCTACCGGATAAATTGCAAGTCCTTTCGGTGGGGTTTTTTCATTTTGGGACACTATCCTTAAAACGCTATTTATAATAAATGGCAGCACTTACAGTTAACCATCAGAATGGTAACTATCAACCAGCATACAACGACAACATTTATGTGGTTACAGATGCAAGTGGTTACTCATCAAACTACAACTACAAGTTCATAGCGGACATCAAGACAAGTGGAGGGGCATTGATAACACGCTTAAAGTTCCCTATACACTATCAATCATCTACTGAAGGAGTGGTAAACATAGCAAGGGTACTTGAGGACTATGTAACTCATGATTGGAACTACAATGATACGGCAGCAAGTGGTTGCACCAACTCGTTCTATGACTATAAAGTTGACTTTGGTTATGAGTATAGCACTGGCACCACATCACCTATCGTACAAACGACTGGGGTTACAAGCGTAACCGGTACAACTGTATGGAATGGATACATCAACCCTATCGATTGGGTTAACTATGACTTAACCGACTATCTGATGGCATCGGGTAGTACTGCACAGTTCTTGACAAACAACAATGCAAAGCGTATACATCGTGACCAAAAAGATTGGCTCTACCTTCTTAACGATGGCACAATCAACACTATATCTGTTAGTTTTTCTCCTTCTGGTAGTGTCAACATCAGTTGCCCAACCAATAAAGTCATTCGCATACCGATTGGATCGAACATATCGGGAGGCATACCAAGTGGCACGACATCGTATACCATCACTCCAAAGAATAGTGGAGGTAGTGCTATTGGTTCTGTTTATACTATTACTATTGATGACCGATGCAGTAAGTACAACACTACTGATTTGTTTTTCTTGAATAGGTTAGGAGGCGTTGAATCATTCCGATTTGACATGATAAGGAGAGATGCCATTGACATCATTCGCAAGTCTTATAAGAGCAACCCATACGCTTTAAGTGGTGGTGTGTACTCTTATGGTGTAGACTCGCACTCCAAGTCCAACTATTACACAGAGGCAAACGAAAGGATAACATTAAACTCCAACAACATAACAGAGGCAGAGGCGATATGGTTAAAGGAGTTGGTAATGAGTCCAAGAGTATGGCTATATGACGGCACGTTGAAAGCGGTTAACATAACCACCTCACAATATGAGGAGAGGAAGCACATCAACGACAAGGTGTTCAACCTACAACTTGAGATTGAAACGTCTATCCCCGACAAGAGTCAGCGTTTATGATAGAGATAATAATTGACATTCCAAAAAACCTATTTGAGAGCTATGCACCAAGAGTCCTATCGGGTGGAGGTGTATGCGAGTCGTTAGAGTGCCTTGAGGCTGGTATTGAAGCATTAGGAGGAGGAGGGTACACAAATGCCAAGTTAGACTTGCTTGATGACTTCACCATTCAGATAACACGCTCTATTGCCGACATCAAAGAGCCACAGAGTAGGTCGAGCGATTGGAGTAAGACCATCACACTACCAGGCACTAAGAACAACAACCGTATATTCTCACACATCTTTGAGGTGGGTAATGAGATAACCGGCAGTTCCCAATTAGCACCAGACTTTAACCCGAACAAGAAGGCAAACGTTGTGGTGTTGGTTGATGGTATGGAACAGATACGAGGGTTCATACGCTTGACAGAGATAGTTGTTAACGACTCAAAGGACATCATATACAACGCTACTATACATGGGCAGACGGCTGACCTATTCACCTCACTTGAGAACGCTAAGTTAAGCGACCTTAATTTCAGTGAGTACAACCACACCATGAACATCACCAATGTGATTGACTCATGGGATAATCAGATATACGTTGATGGTAGCCCTACTTCTTTTGCCTATGGTCAAGGGTATGTATGGATGCAACCATTACCCAAGCATAATGTAGCAAACGTTGATAAGTGGAGAGTGGATGACCATATCCCTTGCTTGTATGCCAAGACCGTTATAGACAAGATATTTAGTTCGGTAGGGTATACCTACACAAGCGACTCGTTCTTTAACACAGACCGATTTAAACGGCTTGTATTACCCTATCAGTTTGGAGGTATTACTTCGACAACCACAACCAACAGACTATTTCAAGCACAATTCTCAAGTGGTGTAACCTTAAACACTGGCGACCTATTACCATTTAACAACGATAGTACCGGAGGTAACTTTGATAATGGTGGTAACTTTGATACAACTACCTATAAGTATACTGCACCTGATACGGCTGGTTATGTATTCACCTTAATACTGGAAAGGGTTGGTTCATCTGGTGACATTGATATTGAGATTGATGGATTGATTAATGGACAATCTGCTTTCACTATGTATGTATCTATTAGTGACGGAGAAACAACTGGTCAAAGTACAGTTCAGTTAAGAAACCTAAACAATGGTGACTATGTTCAGTTTAAGTATAGTGTTACAAGAGATGCTGGAGGAGTTTCAGCGACTCAACAACTTACAACTAACTGCTATGTTTATAATGAAACTAAAGCCAACCTATTAGGGTATAACAATGGACTTGACTTCTCTCAGTTCTTTAGTGGTGAGTATACACAGAAGGACTTGCTATTGAACTTCGTTAAGATGTTCAACCTATATATAGAGGACACTGATAGTAAGGAGTTAAGGATAGTGCCTCGTGATGACTTCTATGATGGGGACAACGTGAACTGGTCCGCTAAGCTTGATTACTCTCAACCGACTCAAATCATCCCTATGGGTGACTTGCAGAGCAACCCTTATAAGTTCACTTACAAGGATACAGACGATGAGGAGAACAAACTATATAAAGAGCAATACGACCGAGTATATGGCGATAGGACAGTAAGGATTGACAACGACTTCATTAAGACTGAAAAGTTAATTGACGTAACCTTCTCACCTACCATAATGATGCAAGAGGGTACTCGATACTATTCTCACATACCAAAGGGCGATGCTAACTTAAGGGTGTTGTACTATGGAGGTGCAGCAACTACATCAGCATACTATACCTTTAACCAAACACCAGGAACGGCTAATACAACTAAGTATCCGGTTACTCTACACATCGATGATCCAAGCGATATGCAGTTTGACCTATGCTTTGGTATACCTCAAAGTACAAAGACATACATAGGCTTTGAGTATAGCAATCAGAACCTGGTTAATGAGTACTACTTCAAGACTATTATCGAGATAGCCGACAAGGACTCTAAAATCTTTAAGGGGTACTTCCGAATCACTCCTAATGATTGGGTAAACCTAAAGTTCAACAACCTATACTTCTTTGAGAACCAATACTGGAGGCTCAATAAGGTTACCGACTATACACCTTTAGAGGATGGAGTGTTTGAGTGTGAGTTCTTACTTGCTACTTATTACCAACCATTCGCAAGGAACACTGGTGCAGTTGGGGTAGGTGGATATGATGGTAGTGGTGTACAAGGAGATTACTTCCCAACAGAGGGGCGTGGTGGTTTCTTGGGTACATCAAGTGGAGGTGTTAACATAGGGGACAATCAAGGAGATGATGACAACATAAGCACTGGCGATGGCAACAACGTACAAGGTATTTATAACACAGTTCTCGGTGGTACTAACACCGGCATATCAAGGGATTTCCAAAACGTTACTGCTATACGTTGCACGGACTTCTCTATCCCCGAATCAGATAGGGTGTATGTAGAGAACCAACCGGTACTCGGAACTTGGTTAGGTAGTGGCAAGGTGGTTACTATTGACAACACCGATAGCCCATACACACCAACCTATGATGATTGGTTAATACTATGTGATACAAGTGGAGGGAGTATCGATGTAGTACTACCCGATCCAACTAACAATAGCGGTAAGATGTATGTAATTAAAAAGATAGACGCATCCAATCAAATAGATATAACGGCTGGAGATGGTTCAATATTAATAGACGATGCAACCACACACTCAAGCAACGCAAAGAATGGATATGACCAAGTTGTATCCGATGGCACACAATACTGGATAATAACACACGGACACTAATGATAAACCAAGAGGTAAACATAGACATTGACGTTAACGACAACGGCACGGTTCAACAAGCATCACAAGACTTTGATCAACTAACTCAATCGATTGAAGCGACAAGTGAGGCAACGGATGACTTTAGTAAAGCCCAGACAAAGACGGCAGATGCATCTAAGAAGGCAAAGCTTGAAGTAGATGGAGTATTCAAAGGCTCAAAGGCGTTAGTTAGTGGATTCAAGGCTGCTATCGGTGCAATGAGTTTATTCGGCACTCAATCTGAGGAGTTAAACAACACTCTCCTCAAGGTGCAAGGGGTAATGTCATTGTCTAAGGGGTTAGTCGGGTTTAAGAAGTTCTTACCAGAAGTACAGAACCTGGCGAAAGGATTTAAAAGCACATTAACGAAATCAGTACAAGGTTTTAGTAAGGCAAGTAAGATTGCATTAGCATCTACTGGTATAGGGACATTGATTGTTGCGGTTGGTTTATTGATTGAGTATTGGGATGACCTTGCTGATAGCGCTGAAGGTTTAGAAGAAACACAGAAGGCGTTGAATGATGCTCAAGAAACATACAATAAAAGCGTAGCAGAAACAACAAAGCAAGTAAATGAAGTTGGTCTTGCATTTGACTTAGCCAAAGATGGAGTTATATCTAAAGAGGAGGCTTTACACCAATACAATGAAACGTTAGGTGATTCATTAGGTGTTGCTAATTCAATAGAGGAGGCAGAGGCTAACTATGTATCCAAGACAGAGGCATATATTCAAGCAACTGCAAAGAGAGCATTAGCAAACGCTTTATTAGAAAAGGCAGCACAAGCACAAGCAGATGCTATCACTGCACAAAACGAAAAGCAACTAAGCTCAACTGAAAACATTGTATTAAGCGGTCAGAAACTGATGGGTAAGTTGGTTGATGATGTTACTGGTGGATATTTCAAGCAAGAACAAGCAGCTAATAATTTAGAAAAAAATCTTGATAAAACAAGAGCTGCTAAAATCAAAAAAGACAAAGAGGCATTATCAGTTAACTTAAAAAATGAGGCGGAAGCACTTATTAAGAGTGCAAATGAACTTGAGAAGGCTAATGGTATTAAGAGCAAATCAAACAAATCATTTGAGGACAAGCAAAAGGCGGATAAAGAGAAGGCAGTACAAACTGAAAAACAGAACAACGATGCTTTATTAAAACTTGCTCAAGACCTTGCAAGGCAACGTGAGTTGATAGATAAGGATGAGTATGAAAAGAGGCGCATATTAGCAGAGAGGCAGTTCCAAGACCTGGTTAAAGGTTTAGACAAGGAAACACAAGCGTATAAGGATGCATTGTACTTGAGGAACGCTGAGATAGATAAGATTAATCAAGAGCAACACAACAAGCAAGTCGAGGAACAAGTTGCATTGCAAGAATACTTGGCTCAAGTAGATGCCGAGAACTTAGAGGCGTTCAACAAACAAGTCGAGGAGGAGGTTGCACTTCAAGAGTACCTTGCACAAGTAGACGAGGAGAACAAACAAGCAGAGATTCAACGCGAACAAGCCGTTCAAGACGTTAAGGATAGACTATTCAACGAAGCACAAGGATTGGCAAACGCATTAATCGGGTTAGCTGGTCAACAATCAAAGGTAGGTAAGGCATTGGCATTGGCACAGATAGGGGCTGATACGGCGAAGGCATTATCATCTGCATTGGCTAACTCTCAATCACCTACACCGGACAACGTATTAACTGGTGGACTTGCTGGTATAGCAAAGTACATAGCACTTGCCGGTACTATACTTACCAACTCAAAGAGAGCATACGACATTATTAAAGCACCAGCACCAACCGGAGGTGCAAAGGGAGGTGTCCCATCATCACCTGGAGTACCTCAATTAAATGCACCAAGATTGGGTGGAGTAATCAACTCAGATAACGAGTTAACACAGATGAGGAAGGTGTACGTTGTTGAGTCAGACATCACATCAACACAAGCGAAGGTAAGCAATACCCAAAAGGTTAGTTTAGTAGAATAAAGCCAAAAATAAAAAAACACTATATATAAGTATGAGTTCAGCAACAGAATTTATGTCGGGGTTCACCGGCAGCAAGGTAGTAAGTAACACAAGTGCAAACACCGGTAACTGGCAAGGCTTTGTCGTTAACGCTGATGCAGTTGTATCTGCGATATTAGATGAGAATGGTGCATCATTAATGACTTCATTAGGATTGAGTGGTGTTACCCTTTATTCGGGTATATTCATATCGGTACCTAACGGCAAGAGTATCTCATCAATCACTTTGACAAGTGGTTCAGTCGTGATGTACAACGTATGATAGGAGTAAGGATATATTCATTACGCTATCGAGGTTTAGCGTTTAGTTTATTCAATGACTTCAAGGCGAGGGTACTTGCCGATGGTGGGGTTGTTGAGGCAAATAGTTGTACAATAAAAGGTTTAAGATTATGATAAACGATGCAAGTTTGGTGATGATACCAAGCGGATATAAAGACGGCAAGTTGTATAGTGTCAAACCAACAAATGGAGATGGTGACTTCACTTTCAGTCGTGGTTCTAACTTAGCGGCTACTCGTGTTAATAGTGAGGGGTTAATTGAGAAGGGTAGGGAGAATGTATTATTGCAGAGTAATACGTTTAGTACGACTTGGTCAAGATCAGGGGCAATTCTAACAAGTGGGCAATCGGACAAAGATGGAGGTACAAGTGCTTGGAAATTAACCTCTGATACAAGTGGTTGGAGTCGTATTACTCAAACCATAACAAACGCTGGAGTTAGCACAACAAGTATCTATGCTAAAGCTGGAGATGTAAATTCTTTATATTTATATATTGACCATACTGGAACAGACCAATCAGCATATTTTAATTTATCAACTGGTGCGGTAGGTACTACTGGTGGTTCTCCTATTGATGCATCAATGGAAGATATAGGAAATGGTTGGTATCGTTGTTCTATTGTTACTAACAAAGCTGACCAATTACTTTTAGTTTCACCAGCTAACAACAATAGCCATACTGGTATTAGTGGAAATTACATCTACATCCAAGACGCACAACTTGAAAGCGGCTTAGTTGCAACCGACTACATAGAAACAACCACCACAACTGCACAAGCGGGTATATTAGAGGATATGCCAAGACTTGACTATTCGGGTGGTAGTTGCCCAGCGTTGTTGTTAGAGCCTCAGAGGAGTAACGTAGTAACGCAGTCGGAGTACTTTGGAAATTCTTCTTGGAATAAAGTTTCAGCAGGAACGGGATCAAATGCTATTGTTACTGACAATTACGGAATATCTCCAGAAGGATTGCAAAACGCTTCTCGATTACAATTAAATCTAAATGGGGGAACTACTACTTCGGACATATCATATATTGCCTATAACTATACTGCAACGGGAACTGCAACTACTAATAGCATTTATATAAAATCTTTAAGTGGCACAAGTAATGTGCGCATTAGAAGTGGTTCTACATTTAAGAGCATTGATGTTACAACCGAATGGCAAAGATTTGATGTAACAGATTCAAGCAGTTCGGATAGGTTTCAATTACTCATTTTTGGTGGTATAAATAGCGATACGGCTGACCTACTTATTTATGGGGCTATGGCTGAGGCTGGAAGTTACCCCACATCCTACATACCTACCTATGGTAGTAGTGTTACGAGGTCGGCTGATTCTTGTTATAAGACGGGTATTAGTTCTTTGATTGGGCAGACGGAGGGGACTATGTATGCGGAGTTTATTATGCCTCCAACTGGCACATTATTTAGTCATTATAGAATAAGTGGCTCAGGAGGTTTATATAACGATTCTCAAAACATAACCTTAACCGCTACAAATCAAATAAGAGGTTGGTCATTTTCGGGTTCAAGTGAACAAGCCCAAATAAACTCAGGCGTATATGCTGAGGGGACAAAAGTAAAAGTTGCCTATGCATACAAAACAAATGATTTTATCTTATATGTAAATGGCATACAAATTGGAACGGACACAAGTGGTTCAGTACCAGCAATGAGTGAATTACTTATTGGTTCTTATTATCCAAGCCCAAGCATAAATGTAATAAACAAAACTAATCAAGCAATCTTATTCCCTACCCGTCTATCCAATGACGAATTAGCAGCCTTAACAACTTTATAATGTTTAATACGAATTTTGTATATTGCAATATGGAAGAATATAAAAACATAAAAGGATACGAAGGGTTGTATCAAATTTCTAATTATGGCAATGTGCGAAGTTTAGACCGTGTTATTAAATCAAGATATGGCACACCAAAAAAATGGAAAGGCAAAGAGATAAAAAAAATTGTTGATTCATTAGGATATGAAAGAGTAAGTCTTTGCAAGAATGGTAAAGTAAAAGCACACAAAATTCATAGATTAGTTGCACAATCTTTTTTAAATTCAAGTGAATACACGTTTATTAACCATAAGGATGGCAATAAAACAAACAATCACATTGACAATTTAGAATGGTGTGATTATAAAATGAACCATCAACACGCTTTAGACAATAATTTAAAAGGTAAGAAAAGGTGCAAAGTGAAATGCAAGGAAACAAATAAAATATTTGATAGTCAAGCAGAAGCATCAAGATTTTACAATTTATCACACACAATGTTATCTGCACACCTAAAGGGTGAGTGTAAGACATTTGCGGGGTACACATTTGAAAAAGTATAAAAATGTTCAGAAAATATTCATTTACAAACGAAACAGAAGCCAACACCTACATCGAAGCATTAGGAGTTGATGAGGAGGGTAACCCTACACACTCACACTCAATAGTTAGATTAGGCAACATAGTCCTAACCGATGGCACATACGATTCAGAGGGCGAAGTAATAACCGAACCAGTTGTATCTGACAAGTACCATGTAGACGTACTTTGGAGTGGTGATGCTCAATGGCAAGACAAGATGGTATGGTGTCCACCGATGGGCGTTCATACCTTTGGTTCATCAAGTGCAATAGCCGAATGGACAAAGACTTGCAAAGAGTTACATCCCGAGTACTTCCCAGAACCAACAGACGAGATATGAATGAACTACCAATATATAGGTTAATAATAAACCCAGAGGATGAAACCGGCGTTGAGTTTGTTTCTCTTGTTACCAACCCAGCAATCGAGAGGGATTTCCAATACTTCAATGATCAATTCGTTAAGCCTAATGTAGGCGAGAGCGAGGATGACTTCATAGGTAGATGTATGGAGGTTGTTACCGGTGAAGGTTACGACCAAGACCAGGCACTTGCTATATGCTACAACTATTGGGAAGGACAGAAGTTTGAGTCCTATCAAGATTACCCAAAGGCAGCGAGTCAGAACGCTCAACGTGGTATCAAACTAAACGAGGCAGTCAATAACGATTGTGCTACGTTGGTGGGTAAGAATAGAGCAAGACAACTTGCCAATGGTGAGCCTATCTCAATGGAAACAATCAAGCGTACTTATTCCTACCTATCAAGAGGTAAGGAATACTATAACCCAAAGGACACTAAAGCGTGTGGCACTATTTCCTACCTATTATGGGGTGGTGATGAGATGCTACGTTGGACCGAGCGTAAACTTGAGGAACTTGAGTTAAGGAAAGCAAGACGCAAGTCAAGATACGATGTAGACGTTGCCGAGTTACCTGATTATGTCACTGAAGACTTACCACTATTTGATACTAAAGAAGAGGCAGAAGCATACGCTGATAAAATCGGTTGCAGTGGTTCTCATCAAATGGGTGACAAGTGGATGCCTTGTTCAGCAGAGCAAGTTCATTCAACTAAACATTCAATAAGTCATAATTTCGCTATCCAAGATGAGGAGAAGCGTATCATATCGGGTGCTGCTATGATAGCAGACAAACCCATTTATAGATATGATGAGGCAAGAGGTGAGTACTATGTGGTATTCGATAGAGATACCATCTTTGAGATTGCCAAGAAGTGGGCAAAGGGTGATAAGTACGATAGCGTTAACATACACCACGATGCACCTACACAAGGGCTTTCATTGTTAGAGTCGTTTATCGTTGATAGAGAGCGTGGCATCATGCCTCCTAAAGGATATGAGGAGGTTGCTGATGGCTCTTGGTTCTTATCATACATAGTTAACGATGATAGCATCTGGCAGAGGGTTAAGGATGGCGAGTTCAAAGGATTCTCGGTTGAGGGTTACTTTGATATGGCTGAGCCTGAGGACAAACTATTGAGTGAGTTAAAGAGCATAGTAGCCAAGTGGAATGGAAAAAATTGAGCCAAAAAAACATTAACACTAATTATAATAAAATGAATAGTAAAGAAGTAATCAAAGAAATCAGACACCTATTGTTCGGAGATGATCAAAAGGTGGAGATGGAGTCCGCTACGTTAGTAGATGGTACTGTCATCGAATGGGAAGGCGAGTTGGCAGTAGGTACTGCTATATTCGTTCAAACTGGCGAGGGGCTTATCCCAGCACCAGACGCAACACATGAGGTTGAAGGTGGTAAACTTATCACAACTGAAGGTGGTATCGTAACTGAAATCGTTGAGCCATCTGAAGAAGTTGCTGAGGAGATGGAAGAAGTTGAAGTTGAAGTACCTGAGGAAGTAGCACCAGAGGTTACAGTTGAGGTATTAGAGGCAATAGCTGAAGCAATCGCACCGGTATTAGAGGAGGTTGAAGCATTAAAGTCTGAAATGAAAAAAATGAAATCAGGTTTTTCAAAGACTGTTGACCTTGTAGAAAAGGTGGCTAACCTTCCATCAGATGAGCCAACTAAAGCACCAGCTAAGTTGTCTAAAAAAGAAGAGAGATTTAACAACATTTTAAACATCGCAAAAACATTAAAAAAATAAATTATGGCATTTAACGTAACTGGTTTAACCAACTACACTAATGAGCAATCAACCGAGTTGGTTGTGAAGTCACTATTTGGTGGCAAGACTGCTGCTTTATTACAAGCAGCTGGGCAAGTTCAAGTAGGAGTTAAGAGTGCAGAAGCACTTAACATCCTTGATTCTGATGTATACTTCCAAGCTGATGGTTGTGGGTATACTGCATCAGGTAACACTACATTCTCTCAGCGTACTATCACAGTAGGTAAGATTAAGGTTGAAGAGACTTTATGTCCTAAAACTTTAGAGGCAAAGTGGATGCAGACTCAAATTGCAGCAGGTTCTCCTGAGGCAGTTCCATTTGAAGAGCAAATCGGAAACGAGAAGTCAAGCAAGATTGCTAAGTTATTAGAAGTAGCAATGTGGCAAGGTGATACTGCAACTTCAAACACTAACCCTAACACTAACAAGTTTGACGGATTCGTTAAGATTATCGGTGATGCAACTGCGGTTGCTGGTAACACTTCAAGTGCTACTGCTATCACTACTTCTAACATCGATGACTTAGTTGATGATATGTATGCTGCAACTCCAGCAGACATCGCAGACGCTGATGACTTAGTATTGTTCGTGGGTATTGATACTTTCAAGAAGTATACTACTGCTTTACGCAACAACAACTTATTCCACTACGCTGCTGATAGCGAAGGTATGGAAATAATGATTCCAGCAACTAACGTTAAGATGGTTGGTGTTGGTGGATTGAACGGAGTTGATAAGATGTACTTAGGACGTATCTCTAACTTCTTTGTAGGTACTGACCTTGCAAACGAGGAGGAGGAGTACAAGTTCTGGTATAGCAACGATAACGACGAGGTTCGTTTCCGTGCTACCATGAAGTATGGTTGTCAAGTAGCATTCCCTGACCAGATTGTTGAGTTTATCCTTGCGTAAGTCTAACCCTTTAAAAGCATAAGATTATGGCTTGTAATTTAACTCAAGGGTTCACTTTAGATTGTAAGGATAGCGTTGGTGGTATCAAGAGTATCCACGTTATTGATTGGGCATCATCTGGGTTCACTGTTAGCGGTGGCGAGGTGACTGCATCAACAGTAGCAAGTGGAGATGTATACACTTATGAACTTCCAAAGGGCATAGGTTCAATGACAACTACTACTAACGTATCTCAAGACAATGGTACTGTATTCAATCAGACAGACGTTGTAGCAAGACTTCGCAAGTTGTCAACTACAAAGCGTAATGAGTTGAAGTTGTTAGCACAGAACAGAGTATTCTGCATTGTAAAAGACAACAACGACAACTACTGGTTATGTGGGTATGAGTATGGTTGCGATATTACTTCAATGACTGCTGAAAGCGGTGCAGCAATGGGAGATGTACAAGGGTACAACTTTACATTGAGTGCTATTGAAACAGAAGCACCTTACTTGGTACAGAGTGCAGTAGTAACTACATTAGGTATTTAGTTTTCATAGTTTCTTTCCTAAAGGGGCAGCCATTGGTTGCCCTTTTCTTTTTGCCAATTTTATATATTTGCTATATATATATAAATGCTCACGATAGAAAAAGACGAAACGGCTTATTGGTACCTAACGTTAACCGAGAAGGTAACCATATCAAGCCCTACATTTTTATTTAATCTGACCAATCGTACAACGAATACAAAGTACAACTTCATTATGGCAGATGTGAGCAGTTACCCTGATAGATACAATCAGTTTCAATTTATCGAAGGCACAACGGCAGACATATACACCGGAGAGTATGAATACAAGGTCTATGCTCAAACAAGTGATAGCAACCTTGATCCATCCTTAGCCGATGAGTTAGTTGAGCAAGGTATGTTGAAATGCACAGAGGGCACAACAACTACAAGTTACACACCAACACTTAACGAAAAAATATACGGAGAATGAAAACCTTTTTAGACGAGATAGGTATAAACGTTATGCAATCCATTGCTGGGTTGTTCGGTTCACTTCTATTGGTTGGCAAGGGTGCTACCAAGAACATCAAGCAAACGTTCTTTGCTATCATAACCGGAGTTGCCTCAGCCAACTACTTAACACCAGTTGTATGTGACTTGGTTAAGATAAACGATACTAACTACTCAAATGGAGTTGCCTTTATACTTGGGTTCTTGGGATTGAAGGGTGTTGAGGCGTTCAGTAAGAAATTCTTTAAAGATAAACTCGATGCAGATAATAAATGAATTAGCCAACATACTTATCTTTATCAATGCGACATTATTCTACATATTCGTATTTGGGAGAGAGGTCAAGGCATTGGCACGATTGAATATAGTTGAGAGGTGGTTGTTAAGGGTTGGCTTGGCTATCCCTTCAATGGGTGCTTTATACAACGTATTGGTAGGTCAATACCCACCGATACCAGAGATAATAATAAACGTTGGGTATGCAAGTCTATTCACATGGGCATCGATATTCCACTATAACACATTCGTAAGAAATGGAAAGTAACTTTGTAAGGATAAACATGGCAGAGTCTAAACTGCCGGTATTCAAGGAGAATAAGAGCAAGGGTATTATAACCTTTGG